GTTCACTTTGCGGAGTTGTTGGGCGATATCTATGGACGTCGCTTCCCAATTCCTGTGATCCCTTCCGGACCTGATTCTTGTCGAACCCTCAAGCAATTCTGTTGCGGATTGATTGAGGGGGATCGGTCTCATATATGGCATGGCGCAATGGGTGGAATGTCCCTGGACACTCGTACTTCCATCTCCATGTCATTATTTCTATTTCGGAAATGTATACCATCCCCGAAACCCGATTGTGATTCTTATCTTGAGAAAATGCGACGAAGGAGTCCGTTGCCGGACGGTCGCTTTTTGAAGTTTGTTCACGATGAGGTGGGGAAGATGTTTCCCCCTGGGTGGGATAAGGAGTATTATCCCGATGCTTGCTTTAGTAGTGTCCTGACTACTAGTAGCTGCGTCCAGCGCAGTCGGTCGAAGGGCGGTTGTAGGTTGGAGGTTTTGTCGAGAAATGACCATTGGAACAGTCATTACGAGTTCGTTATGAGGTCTCTCAGTGAGGAGACTGCGACAAAACTTCTTCCGTCCCGCGTTAGTGCGGTCGAGACGGGGGGTAAGTGGAGGGTCGTTTCGTCTGGTGACGTCGAAATGAACATGTTACGCCCTCTACATACTTCTATCTACAATCGGATTAGTCGTTTCGATTGGCTTCTCCGTGGGGAAGCCAATGTGGGCAAGTTCAAAAAATTTGAGAGCGTGAGCGGTGAGGTCTTTATCAGTGGCGACTATGAGAGTGCCACTGATAATCTCAATATGTGGGTTCAGAAGTTGATACTGAGACGCATACTGAGGGGTACGATGTTCGTGCCCGATCACATCAAAGATCTTGCCTATAGGTCGCAGGAGATGGACATCTGCAGTGATCTGCGGATCGTGCGACAGCGAAGCGGCCAATTGATGGGAAACCTCCTCTCTTTCCCTCTCCTGTGTCTGGTTAATTATCTAGCTTTCCGCTACTATACAGGTACAGGTGCGAAGGAGATCCCGGTCAAGATCAACGGAGACGATATTGTGTTCCGGTCACGTCCAGACGTGGCAGATCGTTGGGAGAGAGGGGTGGTAGGATCCGGCTTGACTCTGTCGGCTGGGAAGACGGTGCGCTCTTCCCGTTACTTTTCTTTGAACTCGAAAATGTTCAAGGCAAGGGGTGGTTTACCCCATCTTTTGCCTTCCATCCGTTCAACCGCCTTTGGATTCGGCAGTCTGGAGGATGGCGTTGGTGGCCTCAGTGGTCGTTGGCGCCGGGTGGTCAAGGACTTTCCTTGTGGTGTTAGTAGGCGGTTAGTCCTTGAGAAGCATTTTCTCAAATTAAATGTAAAATATGTGGTCGCTTCCAGGCGATCACTAAC